ATCGGGATGCGTGCGATGTGGAGCAAGTTGCGCTGATCACTGTCACTCTGCCAGTGCGCAACGTTGAGATGTGCGATATCTTCGAGCCACGGACGGGCCATCATGAACACTGTCTGATTCGTGTACAAGGTGACGAGCGGAACGACGCCGAGCGTGTTCGGGCCTTCTTCAATCAGGAACCATTCTTTCGTTTTGCCTTCGCCGACATCTCTCGCTTCTTGCTTCTCGAACAGTCTCCATCGCGTGCGTTCGATCACACGGACACGCAGCTTCTCGATCTGCGTGAACTCGTCTTCACCGGGCAGCTTCGCCGTCTCTTCAATGCGAATCTGTGTGAGCGTCTTCTGCCCGTTGATCATCTCGAACTGCCAGCCAATGAGATCGCCAGCAACGATGTGCTTGACGAACGGTCGGATGTTGCGCGCCTTCGCCTGCTCGATAGTGAGGAACCTTCGGCCAGTGCCTTCTTCGACGAACTTGCCGTCTTCAAATGACTCTGTGTCCGGGAACTCGATAAGCATGTGCGTCAAGCCGTCGTCCACGGCTCGCTGAAAGACTTCCTTCGCAAACACATCCAGACGCGTGCCCAGTGCATCGATGTCATCCAGAAGTATCTTGATTTCAGACGGCACGTCTTCTTCGACGATGATCGGCTTCTTGAGTGGCTTGCCGATCAGCTTGTCGGCTGTCTTGCGATATAGGTTCGTCAGCACGGATCGCTTCAGGCGATTCTCATACGACTTCGCTGCTTCATCCGGCTCTTGCGGAAGGAACGTCTCTCCCGCCTGTCGCATCTCGTGTGTTCCGCCACGCAGCATCCCGGTGAGGAACCAGAACTGCGCCATTTCGTTGTATTCGCCTGTCGGTGTAGCGACGGGATCGGTCATCTCGACAACTCCGTTCGTGTCGCGACATCTCGTCGCACTGGGTACTGTTTGACGATGTAGTATCCCACTGCATCAGTTAAATGGGTCAGCTTCGGGTCGTGCTTTTTGTCTAGCTCTCCGCTCCCGCCTTCGAGTAATCGTACACCTTCGAAGTCTCGTTTCGTCCACGGTGCGACGGATTCATCGACCATCAGACGGACAATACCTGAATCGGACAAGAGACGCGAGTTCACCGCGTTCACCCTTGACCGTTCTGGCGGGTTCATCGGCTTGCCATTATCGGACAAGTTGAGTTTGATTGTAACCTGTTGCGAGCCGAAATCCCTGTATGCGGCTTCTTTCACCAAGTCCCAGTCCGTTGATCCGGTCTCACTCTGCGTGGTTCGCGCACCACCTGTGGCATCGCCGTATATCTCGATCAGCCCTTCATGGTCTCCCCAATCTTGATGAAGCTTCCGCATCACAGCCGGTGTATTGGAGTTTCGCGGTATGTACACTTCGCCGATGACTGCCGATCCCCATGTGGGAGCTTCGTTCTGAATGCCGGAGAACAGTGTCGTATTGCCGACCTTGATCCCCTTTGTGATCACGCTGCGTGCAGGAAGCTCCATCTCTTGACAGATCACAGCCACTCCGGGATCGACGTTGAAGTCAAGGCAGACGATCAGTGTGCCCTTCGGATTGTAGTGCTGCTTCAGTGGTGCGCAGTGAATGTCTTCGTTGAACGTGTAGTACGCTTGTCCGGCGAAGTTGATGAACGACGCTTCATACTCTTGCTGGAATGTGAGCGTATCCATCTGCGACCGGCGACGCTCGATCTCGTCCGGTGGCATGATGTCGATGCTCTTCCATGTGAACGCATCCCAGTCACCGTTCGGCTCTCTGACGTTCCACGGCCCACGCGCATTCTGATACGTGTCGTAATAGTGATTCCTTCCTTCTGGCACACCGATCAGCCAAGCCCATCCGAGACGATCCGTCAGCGCTGGAAGAACGTGCGCTTCCAATGTCTCAGGCTTCATGTTTGCGTACTCGTCCAGAATGATGCCATCCAGCGGCGAGCCTTCGATGCGTTCCGGCTTGTCCATGCCGACGACACGCAGTTCGCTTCCCATGATTGTGCGGATGACCAGTTCTGTCTCAGAGGGTCTTCCCTTCATGGCCCACTTCGGCACCATTGCCTTCAGGTCTTTCCAGTAGATCGACTTCGCTTGATTGTAGGTCGGTGCTGCGCAGACAAACATCGGGTCGTCGAATTGGAATGTCTGTGGATTGATTGCCGCACGGACGATGCGCCGTTTTGCTCGCTCCGTCTTTCCAGAGCGACGGCCAGCGGGAACCACCTTGAAGCGTGCAGGGGAATAGACAAGGCGCATTTGTTCCGGATGATCGATCATCCGAATCCAGCGCTTCGTCAGAGGCTCGCGTCTAATCTCCGCTAGATTGCGGTTCAGAACTGGCATCAAGCTCGTCCATGCGATCCATTGCCGCCGCGATCAGGGAAGCTGCGTCGTCCGGCGTCAGCGCGTCGTCATCCTTCGAGATCATGCCAGCGTACTCGGCAAGGTGGCGATTCGCTCTCCCCGGATCGTGAAGCTCCAGCACCGGGCCATTTCGATTCCACGACAGCTTCTTGATGCACTGGCGCTGTCTCTTTGTTAGCTGGTCAAGGTTCTTTAGCTGCCCGGTCACGTCTCCGGTGGTCGTGAAGTAGTTGCCGATGTCGGAAGAAGCCCAGTTCAGTTCGCGGTCGATTATGGTTTCCCGCGATTCGCCGCTGTTCCGAGTGACAAGGCGGGCATATTGCGCAATCGCTTCTCGCACCTTAGCGTCTTTGAGCAAACGCACGGCTTCTTGTGCAGGAGCTTTGAAGTCAGCACGTTCAGCCGCAGCCGTGCCGTTGCCACCATTCTCCACATAGAAAATGACGAAACGTCGTCGCTTTGGACTCGTCAACAGTTCCGCTAAGGTGATCTCCGATATTGCAGTCTCTTCAGGCATGTCTCCCACACGCTCCTGTCCATCCCGGATGACAGGATCATGACAGAATTCATTGCATTAAGGAAGCAGGGGATTTTTAAGACAGCGATATATATTGCGTGAGAATCAAAATCAGAATCATTTATTTTTAAGCGTCTCGCGCACGCGCTGTCTAGAATCGGTCTGTATTATGTCTCTAGTAGTAGCTGACTCTGTACATTTAAGACACAGAACTGTTGCTGTGTAACGCGGTAGGTAGGTAGATTAAACTTTTTAAGGTAATGACTGTTTTTGTTCTTATAAATCAGTCGAGTAGTCTAGTAGGTAGTAAAAGCATATAAAGTCAGAAACAGAAAGTGAAAATATTTCTCTCGTGTATATATACCTGAAGCTTAAAACTATGTCTTCTGTAGGAACGCAACGTACTCCGAAGACACGTCCCTGATTCCGCGTTCCATTTCTGAGATGCGATGCTCGTGCGCACCGATGGCCGCTGTCACGTCAGACAGGGTCAAGCCCTTCCGTCGTCGGAGAGCGGCGGCACGTTCACCACTACTCACTTTCAATTTCGAGACGACCGCGAGCACGCGATCACTGACTGGAATCTTTCCCTTCTCCATCTTCGAGATCGTCGTCTGATGCACCTTGAACCTGATCGCCAGATCGCCTTGTGTCAGATCGTTCTTCCGTCTCCAGTGGAATAGTTTCTCCGCTTCCGTCAGTGTTATCTTTAACAATTTCACGAGCCTTCTTCTCCATGTTTTCCCAAAAGGTCAGCTTCGCTTCAGTGAAGTGAACACCGTCCGGTGGGCCTTGTATGGGTTGCCATTCTATCACACGGTCTTGCAGTGGATCATCAATGTCGTTGTTGTGCGGGCATGGTCGCACTTCCTTCTTGAGCATCCGTAATCGCCCGAACCAGATCAGTCCGTTCACGTCCAATGCCAGTATATCCGGATCGTTCAGTGCGACGATCTGTGTGATCACTCGTCCCGTCATAGCTCAAGTCCGTGCATCCCCTTATCGCACACAGGGCATTTATAATCTTTTGCTTCACCGAGATGGATGGCTCCGCCTATCAGATAGCACTTGACCCATCGTTCGCAAACCGTGTGCGCTGGAGCGCGTTTGAATGCAGTGCGTATCGGTGTATTGAATGCACCTCTCTTCGTGAATAGGAACTCATTATCCTTTTCATGCTCTTCCCGGATTCGTGCTTCAACTTGCAAGCCGTCAATTCTTCCCTGAAGCTTTTTGATCTGCGCTTCAAGTTCAGGCACGCGTGATGCACGCTCCATCATTCGTTCAACGTCTTCTTGATTCATATTCCAGCCTCAAAGTCTCTTTCATGTGGATAGCGACAGCGAACGTGAAACGTCTGCGGCGTGAACGTGTCGGCATGGATGCGCCACACATCTTCAAGCCACATCCATATGTCCGGCTCGCCGTGTGGAAGTGTTTCCGCTTTCGTGTGTTTGTTCGCGACACCGCGCACGTCAAGGTTCAGTGAGTACGTTGCGAAGTAATCATGGACACGCACCGGATACCACGCGAACCACTTGTGCCATTCACCACGTTGCTTCTGTTTGACTTCACAGAGAATCAAAACGCCTTCCCACCTTTGCCTGCTCTAGCTCCCCGCTTGTGATCAGTCCGTACCAGATTGTATGCCGCCTTCTCCATGATGGCACCGTCCAGATCGAGACCGCGTGCGCCAGCATAATCGAAAATCCGAATAAGCAGATCGATGCACTCGACTTCTTCCATCTTGCGCAATGGGATATGGTCAGATCGGAAGAG